GGCGACCTTGTTAGGTCGCTCCTGCTGAATCAACGGCCTGTCACTTGACAGTTCGCCAATCCTCTCTCCGTGCTTTTGCCAGCGCCTACCACGCCTCCCTTGAGAAGGAGACGTAGCCAACGCCGGAAAGGTCTTCCAAACACTTACAACGCACTATGTGCGTTGCAGCCACTTGGTCGATATCTGCACAGAGTAACAAGGTCGTGCTTACGCACTGGCCCCCTCGCTTTAAGGTCACGCACGTATAGGGTTCCAACCCCATACGATCCCCGCGTGCAAGGGTATCTTCTTCCACTTTGTGCGCGATCCCCCAATGGGGTCGTCAGACGCATCGTGGAACTTAGAACGTATCCACTGGTCGTAATGGTAACTTTGATAAGTGTCTATCGACACCTTCTCATCCACCTTTACGAGGAGAACCCGTTCCATGTCAACTTGCCAGTCCGGATTATACTTTCTCCGGTACCGGTTTAGTTGGGGCTGCTTAGTCCAGACGCCGAAGACATTTCTGTCCGAGGTGAAAGGAATAGCAGGATAGCCGAAGTCTTTTAATAGAAGACTTCTAAGTGCTCTCAACAGAGTGCTCTGGAGTTGGCGATAGCCAAAGTCTCCAGCTCGGTTGATGGCGGCCACCTGAGATGCGTAAGATGAGGCGCTAAGCCTACCTTGCCATCTATTTACCCGATACATGAAAGGAGTGACGTCCTCGCCCAAATAAGCGAAGATGCCACACGATTCTCGAACGCACTGACCTCCGACGAACGATTTACTTTCGTTCACCCGGAAGCCGAAGTGTGCCAGCAGGTCCATAACATGGCCCGTAACCCGAGAGTCACAGACTATGTCGTCTCCATAAACCTTGAACCCACATAACCTCTTTCGCATCACCTGTGAAGGATCAGTTAGAAGGCTAGAGATGAGCTCGGAAACCGCTTTTTGAAGCATTCGACGCTCCATGGATGCGATCTCTTTTAAGGTCCACGAGTTGGCGTACATCAGATAGCCAATGACAGTAATCGAACTGAACAAGATGCACTGAACTGGGAAGCATAATGCTGAACCCATCGGTGCGAATTTCTTGACCAGTCTGTCCGTCCCATCGGGAAGTTGGACAGTTGTGGAGCGCGTGCCTAGAAGATACCGAAGTATCTTTGTCGGAAACGCCCCCTTCACGAGATCTGTATGAACTCTATCTGACGCAGCAGAAAGGTCAATCGTATCTAGCATAGAGTGCACGGAGCCCCATACAGCATACTGCTGATTTGAGGTTTGATCCCTTAGGTCGCAAAAACGACTTATGGGGGACCCTTCCATGCATTTAACCAACCACCTCATGACGTCCTGTTGGGCGTACATGTAAGCAGCCGGTTCCATGCAAACGCTCCTATAAGCTTTGTAGCTCTTAGGAACAAATAGCAATCGAGCCTTTCTGGAGGTGTTGTCAACACCGAAGCTGGCTTGCCTTCCGATGTTCCGGTAATTCCCTTGCGCGTCAGTCTCGTTGAAGAGACCTAAGCGTTCAGGACGGAATACGTGAGCAAGTTTCCTATCAAAGCCGAGATATCTGAATTTCTCGTCTTTGCCCTTCACCCTCTCGGCGACTGCACCGCTCCCGTTTTTAGGGAGAAAGATGCTGTCATCGAAGAGTTCCGAGTCGATGAGCGTAGACACAACGGTATTTAACGCCGCTAGTTCGCTATCATCGAATAGTAACCGTTCCAAATCTTCTTCGATCAGAACCCAATCGCGAAAGGCGGTGGGCTCTAAGTCCGGGTAGTCCAAGTCTAGCTT